GATTATTGTCTTGTTCTGTTTTTGCTTATTGTCTTGACTGTTTTTTGCTTATGTTTTTGACTGTTTTGCTTATGTCTTGACTGTTTTTGCTTATGTCTTGACTGTTTTTGTTTATTTTGTTTTTTGAGGGTGGTTGCGTCATCCGCACTGTTTATGCCTAGCGCGTTTAGGTTTGATTTGTTGTTTGTGCTGTTGTGGCGGTGGTGTCTATTTTGTTTTTGATTGCGGTTGCGGTTGCGGTGTCGGTCACACCTAACGCGCTAGATTTTGTTGTTGTTTTGCGCGTTTCTAATGCTTGCGTGGCTTTACCGCCAGCAGTGTTTGCGTTAGTGTTGATTTTGTATAGGTTATTGTCGATTAATATCCATTGACGCGTTGTGATTGGTCATGTGAGGTTGGCCGCGTCGCCGGTTTGATATTTTCTAGATTGAAGTTGGTTGTGTAGTTGGTCATGTTAGTTGTCCTTTCGTAGGTTTGTAGGGTGATTTATTTCTTCTTGTACTTTTAGTTGGTGAATCACGCGATCTAGTATGCGCATTGCCGCGTTGTATCCGTCGCGTAGGTCGGCTAGATCGCCGGTTTCGTATAGTGGCAGATGATAAAACGGTGTTTGTGATGGCATGATTGTACGCCTTTACTTGGTTGGTGGAATTGGGTAGCCTTCTGCGGTTTTTTTGAGTCTGCTAAGGTCTGTGACGGTGAATATTTCCGTGCCGGTGCGGTTTAATATGTGGTTGAGTGTTGTGCCAAGCGCTGTCGCGTTAGTGTCGGTCAGCCCTAGCGCTTTTATGAATGCGGTTAGGCCGGCTGGTAACACGTTGTTGTTTAATGCTAGGTCTGCTTTATCGCTGACGCCTTTTATTGCCGCGTCAATTTTATCCATTGACTCGTTGTATTGGTCGAGTAGATTTGCGGAATTTCCCGCCTCGTACTTTTCCAGTTCGTAATTTGTGGTGTTAACCATGATTTACCCTTTCATGCTAATGGTGGATATTGTTCACCGGTTGTTGGATTAGTGACACGTGGCGTGGTATCGCCAAATATGGTAAAGTTGCCGACTGCGGATGTTTCGTCGGTTCGATGCTCGGCTAGTTTGCCGGTGTTAATATCGGCTATTTGCGTGACACGCGCGCCATACACCGCTAGTTCGCGGTACAAATCACGAAGCGCGGTTTTACTATCCGTATATTCGCCCTTTGTAACGTTCCACACTAGCTGTGTGTTTCCTATGTGTTCTATCTGTTCCTGTATTTGTGCTATGGCCGTTGCGTAGTCGTTTATGTGCGATTCGATGTTTTTTATGCGCGCATCATAGTCGGCTAGCGTGTTGTTTATATCGGTGGCGAGCTTGTCGAAATATGCGGTGATATGGTCGTGTTCGCACGCTAGATATTTTATTATCTCTTCGGTGCTTTTGGCATTCCAGTAGAACGCGGGTATGACCGGCGTATATGGCCATACGCTGTACAAGGGAAGTGTGAACATGTGTTACCTCCTAATAGTTGTTTATGTTCACCGTCCATAAGGGGCTGAAGCATTCCTCTAGGTGCTCCAATAGTAGCACGTCGATATCCACGTAGTCGCCTTGTCGTATCGCCTTTATCTTGTCTATGTAATTGCCATTGACAATGGTTTCATATTGCGTATCGGTGGCATTGCTTGCGTAATCCTGACTCGGTTGCAATTGCGTGGCCGGAAAGTCCGAGAACACGGTACGCATCTTGTGCCACGTGTCGGCGTCCGCTAGGAACATGCCAGGGTTGCCGTCCGCAAGGTCGTAGAGCGGTTTCAGCACCGGCATGAATTCGCTTATTAGACGCATGAGGTGTCTTCGCCATCTGCTCGGCGGCATTACGCCTAATTCACGATCATAATAACGGTTTTCTATCTTGCGACAACAACGCGCATACTGCGCATCATTGTAGGCATCGTCGCGCCACGACCATTCCGGCTGTGTCCAGTCAACACCGCCACCGGTGAGCAGTTCACCCAACGTGATCGTAGCGATGGCGTGAAAATCGTCGCACGGTTCGCTTGGCTCGTATGCCGGTATCGTGTCATATGGTGTCATTGTCGCTCTCATCCTGTTCTTGAAGATTCGTCATGTAATCGTAGTTCTTGCTGGTATTGTCCTGATTCCACACCACCTCTATAGGCTTGTCTAGGTATTTTGCGAAACGGGTGTTGAGCACGTCACACGCGGCGCGCCGTTCCTCAAGCTCGGATAAGGCGCGAAGATCAGTTGGTTCGCCGTAGTCGTTTATTTCGTCCGCTGTCTGACGTTCCATCTTCATGGGTAGATTCTTGATGCCTAACGCTTGATAGAAGGCGTTCCAAGTGTTCTGTATGTCGTTCTGCAATTCCATGCCGATATATTCGACACCTGTTTTTAACACTTGCGCCTTCATGCTATCGGTAAAACCGGGGGTTGCCATGATCGCCATTTCACCGCCCGATATCTGTTTAACCACGTTTACACCCGCCGTTTGCTGACCCGCGGGAACCTCAAGAATAAACGGTGTTTTTTGGTGGAAACGATTCTGACGGCGCGTCATGTACAAGTCTTCTATCTCATGAGCGAAAAATTCGAGCGTCGGCACCAATGGTGTGCGCGCCTTGTTGGCGTAGATGAATACACCGTTAGAATTGTTCACGTCGAAATGCCAACCGTTAATACCGTATGAAGTCCATTTTTTCGGACGATAATAGACGTTGTAATTAGAGTTGACGACGGCTTGCGTGGAGAAGAACACGCCCGGCTTACTGTGTGGGTATGCGATAGTGGCATAACCGTAGTACAACAAATTGTATTCAAGAAACCACGCGTTGCACGTCTTCGGTAAGTTAAGCCATTTGAAGCGCGATAACGCGATATTGAGCATTTGCGAATATGCCGTAAAATACGCTTGCGAATTGATCTGTTGCGACTGTTGCCACACCGGCAAACCTTTTTCGCCCAGTTCCGCACGTGTCGGGGGTTGCTTGTGGGTTCGTTTGCGTCCCATGTCTTTTCCTTTTACTGATTGAGATTGGCGGTGAGATAATCGCCGCCGATTTCGTCGGGGTCATTCCAAATTGTAACACCGGCGGTCAATCGCTCCCGTATCGTATCGAGCGCGTCGTTTCCGGCGAGATTGTTGGCCAGCCACACGTCACCCGCTTGCCAATACGTAAAGTGATTGCAAGGTGTGAGGTTCGGATTGTTGTACAGTTTGTTGCTTGCGATCCCGTAGCGCAACATGTAGTCACCCGCCGCCGCTATCGCGCCGTTGTCTTCGGTGACGACTTTCACGGTCAGTGTGTCAAGCCCTGTAGCTTGTTTGAAATTGTCGCCGCCATACGCGCCCACCGGTTGTGCGGCGTGGTTGAGCAAGTCGCGCCATGCGGCGTTAACGTTGGACCGCGTGTTTATCATGACACGTTTAGCATTATTCACACTCTGATTACGTGACGCGGTAGCGTTCGCATTCGTCGTGGTGACGCTTGCGGCCGTTATTGTCGTATTGGCCGTGTTAGACGCATTAGTGTTATCGGTGTTGAGCTGATTGGAACGTTTCGTGCTATCCGTGGCGTAGCTTTTTGCTTGCGCAATAAGTCCCGCGTTGCATTCCAACGCGTTGGCCGCTTTTTTTGACGCCGCATCGCTTGACGCGGTGTACACAAGTTGGTTATTGGTCAACGCAATCGCCGCGTTATAGCTTGACGTGCCAACACCTATCACACCGGAACTAAGCCCCGCCGCCGCGCCGATCACAGCCGGTAGCGCGGCACCGCCTGTAGCCGCGCTTGCCGCTAAACCCGCGCCAACCGATATTGCGCTTGTGGCGAGACTACCAAGAGTTGAAGTGACGTTGGTCATTGCGGCCTGTTCTTGCCCGGTGACATATGACGCGGTTGCGACTGCCAAATCTTCCGACAAATCGGCGTTTATCTTTGCATTTTGATATTTCTGTTCGCTATCCAGTTTGGTATTTCCGCGCGCTGTTATGTCCGTCGCCGCTTGATTTGCATTAGCTGTTGTCGTGCTACGCAATCCGTTTGCGGTTGCGGTGTTCGCAACGCTTGTTTGTCCTGTGCGCGCGGTGTTGTCACGGCTGACGTTGGCTATACGTGCGCCGTTTTCATACGATATAATGGCGTTTTCGCGTGCTTGCGCGACTTCACGGTTGTATGCGTCGGCGCGGTGCGCATCGATCGCGCGACGTTGTAACGCGTAGGTCGGTATGTCGTGCGATAGAAGCGTTTTGAGCGCGTCAGCGTTCGGCACGTCGGCGGTGACATTAGCGCCGTTGATTGCGTTAATACTAATGGACGTATCACCGTCGGCACCGATACCGTCAAGCCATGCGATTTGCCGCAATATCGGATAGCTGAGTGATGTGACCGATTGCACCGAGAGGTGCCCGCAGTCCGCTATTTCGACACGTGTTTTATTGCCGATATTGTCGCTGACCTCCAAATGCGCATATGGCGCAAGATACAAACGTGTTATTCGAGCGTATTCGGTGGTGTATCCAAAATCATCCGTAGTTAAATCGATATTAGCCAGCTTCGTTCGCGTTCCGCTGACCGTATGCCATTCAACGCCGTTCACACTGACGGTGTTGCCAAGTCGCATCATGTTCGCGGTGGCGACGAAAACCGCTGTAATTTGCGACATAATGTGTGGATAATACATAAAAAGCGTGTCGAAATAATCGGCCGATATCTTGGACGATTCGAGCGCGTACATAGTCACGTTGCTTGCGGTGAGATTATCGACGGAATTATAGGCGGTGCCCGCGCCGGTGACGTTTGACGTGGAAACGTTTCCGGCACCCCACGCGAAACCGTTAACCGTTCCGTCATTGTTGGTGTATGTCGGGTCGCTGTCCGTGATGTTCGTACCGCGTACACCGCTCATGGCTCGCAGTTGATCGGGTGAAAACGTTGCGGCCAAGCAGATGTATCTTGCACCGTTTTGCAGATTGCACGGCGTGCTTTTCCTGATATTCGATGCCGCGTTGCCATAATCGACGTCGGGCAACGTAAAATCGCGGCATTTCGCGCGTGGGTTCGCCAAAAGTTTCGCCGGTGTCGTCTCAGTGAGCGGTGCGTGACCACGTGTCAATAGCAAACCGTTTATCGTGGTCGTGTTTATGTAGTCCATCCATACGTCGCGTTGCAATACGAGTGTGGTGGTGTTCGGTGCTTCCGCCGTGATGCGCGTGACGAAATAGTGATAACGAGTCTGGCAATCCGTCTGTTGCAAGGGCGAGCGCATGATATCCGCGCTGAAGTCCACCACAAGGTAGTTATAGCGTTGTGCGGTCATGTACGGCACGGGTATCTTCACGCCGTCTGTGTCGGCACGTGCGATATACATGCTGGTATCGAGTGTCACGGCTTCCCCGTCCAATGCGTCGAACCACGTATCACGCGCTCCATCGTCCCTGAATTTCACCGCATCGCGGCCATCGTCGCGCCACTTCACACGGCACAGCTTAATCTTGGTGTTCGGTGTCCACATGTGATAGTCATAGACATTGGTGTATTGCTCGTATACGTGCGCATCGGCACCGGGGAACGGTGTCGCACCGTCCAAGTGCGGAAATTTCATTTTATGTGCCTCTTTCACATACAGAATCGGGGATACCGGGTTTTTCCGGTATCCCCGATTCTAACATGTCAGAAGACTATGCGACGGTGAACGTGCATGTTGCGGAATGTTCCGCGGTCTCGCCGTTCGGGTTGACGTACGTGGCGGTGCCCGTCACGGTAATGACATCACCGGCCACAAGGCCGTCACGCTGGACATGCAAGCGTGCCTGGTCATCCACGAACGTATTCACGTTGAGGTCGAACGCCGCGCCGTGCGCGTCATCGTCGCTTGCGGCATGGTTCGCCGTAACCTCGTACGTCGCCGCGTTCGGTGCCACCTGAATGGCGGTGCCGGTCGGCGCGACGGTGGCGGTGAGCTTCGGCGTGAGTTGCATAAGATCGCCCGCCTTGACGTTGCCCGTGGTAGGAGTCAGCGTGAAACCGGCCACTGTCTGCGTCACAACCTTGATGGAAGTGCCCGCGTCGGTGGTGAACAAGGCGCACGGCGTAAACGGCGACACACCGTAGATGCCCCAGTGGTTGAGATACAGTGTGTTGGAAAGTGTTTGCGGATTATAGAACTGCGTAGTGCCGTACAGCGTGTCTCGCGCCTGGTACCAATCGGTGGAAACGAGTAACGCGACAGCGCCGTCGATACCGAGGCTTGGCACCTCAATAACACGATACGGGACGTCCGCTTTATCCAGCTGGAAAACCGCACTCAGCGCATCGACGTCAAGCGACGCAAGATATTCCGGTTCAATCAACAACACCATTTGTTGCGGGCTTGCGTACGCCGGAATGTCGGTCACGTTCAACGCGTTGTACTGCGTTGACGGGAACTGCATACGCCCGGCGGTCGCACGCAACGCCTTGAGCAAAGTCTTGGCGGTTGTTTCGTCGCTCGGCACCGCGTCTAAATGTACCTTATAGAACCCAAGATTCTGCTCGTAATGTCGAATCAGCGCAAGCATAATGTTCATTTCGTCGTACTGATCGCTGTTGCGCGGGGATTCCATAATCTGCGCGACGAAACGGTTCAAACCAAAATCATCCACGAACGCCTGACGCAATTCATCGTCAGTCCATGAAATCGGGTATTGATCACGCCGATTGTTTTCGTAGAACCATACGGCGGCTTCGGGGCGGTGCATTTTCAGCAAGTCTTCGGCATCATCCTTGTAGCCGTGCGCCTTAATCCACTTAACGGCGATTTCCTGCACAGTCGAACCCCAATACAGATTTTCTTTTTTGAAAATCGACAACGGGTTTTCAAACGGCGCGTTCTGCGCCATCACAGTAAGTCCGATACGGTTAACCATGCTCCAAACACAATCGTTCAAATATTGGCGATTCATCGGATCAAACAAGTAGCGCATGGTGTTCGCCACGCCGGTCTGCGTCGCGCTTGGAATACGTTGCTGATAATCGTCGGTACCCTTGAGACGCACCTTATCCAAAATTGTCGCATTGTCTACAGCCATAATATTTTCTCCTATCGATTAAAGCGTGTAATCGAGATTTTCCAAGTCCTCTGCCGCGGCCCGCGCGATCGCTTCCGCCGCGTCATCGTCGTTTTCCTTGACGGTCGCACCGTTTTCAACCATTTGCGCGACGGAATCGGTGAAATTGTCATATATGCCGTCGATTCGTTCGCTGATTGCGTCCGTGCGGTCGCTTAATGCGTTCACCTTGTCAAGCACGTCACGTAGCATGTCGCGCAAGTCATCGAACTCACCCGCACGGTGCGCTTCGTCGGGGGTGAGGTCGTCGCGTTCGGCGGTGTCCCTTTCCTCGGTGGTTTCATCGGCCATTATCATTCCTTTCATATGAAAAAAAGAGCCGTACCGGTACGATGTACGCCGGTACGGCTCAATATTAGCATAGGTGCGACATGATTCGTGACAATGGACGGCGCGTTTACCGATCACGGCCATATCGTTGCCGGAGTCAACCGTTGGTATCAACGATAATGTTTTATCATCTTCGCCACAACACCTCGACTTGATATGCCACGATCATTTTACACCGAATACGCGCAACATCTCGGATATAGCGTGTTGCGTCTCGATCGTGTCGTATCGCAGATATCCAAGGGCATAATATGCAGTAAGATTCTTGATAATATCCTTTGCGACGGACGCAGTGAGATAGTTCAACCGGTTATCATCCCTTGTCACGGCAAAATAAGGTACACGTGCCATCTTATCGTATGTCGTGGTGATAAAGACGTATCCACATCGTAGATCAACACTGACGCCATACTCAACGTGTAGCCATCGAATCACATATGACAATTTTGCGTGTGCGTGCGGTTTCGTCAAAAAATCGGTGTCGTGGTGCTCGAACCGATTCCCAGCCGTCATATCACTATTGTGTTTCAGCATTCGCCCGGCCACGGTGTTCTTGGTTTTCTGCGCGGCATATGCGTCATCTCGCACGTAGTCGAAAAGGCATGTTTTACCATCGAGCCACTGCAAACCGAACTCAGGCTCCAAGGGCACGTCATAATGTTGAAAATACGGGTTGAAGGCATCGCACGCATTACCCAGCAAAAAGATTCGCGGTTTACGTAATTCGGTGTCGTCGGCGCGTTCACGCGTGACGGTATCAACAAGTTTCGCCAACTGTTCGTATTCGTTTTTTAGATATCGGTGATAGCGGTCATCGGTGTCAATAATAATTTCATCCATGCAGATATTACGCACTCGCACATAAGTACTTTTTTTCTTCTGCTGTTGCAATGACAGTGGAATAAAATAACCGCACGTACACCATTCCTTATTACCGGTGCGACGTGCTTCGGCAACCTTGTTACGCACTCTGAATTCCCATTCGGGAAAAATATTATCTTCTATTATCCGGTCGAAATAATTCGCCGCTACGTCGTTGTTTTCCTCACGGTATCTAGTGACCTCAACAAAGCAGATACCGTTTTTAATATAATCCTCCAGCATATACCGACGCACGCCATAGGTTTTGCCAAGGCCGCGCGCCCCGATTATCAGATTAACGTCAGCATTGCGTGGCAGTATCTGTGTTCTGAGTCGATCATAATAGTAGTTCGCCATCTATGCCCACAATCCTTGGTTTACCGTTCGTTAATGTAAGTTCACGTGGTGTTGTCTCCACATGTCTATTATACGTGGTTTGCAGATACGTAATGTTTTCTTCGTTCGCCTGTTTATCGGATTCACCCAGCCATCGCCCCGACGGATATAGCCCGATCGCTTCGGACACGTCCACGTGCGCCGTCTCGCCGCGATAATCAGTGACGGTGCCGACATATCTGTCCCACACGTGCGGTCGGTTGCGTTGCAAGGTATGGCATATGGCATAGTCCACAAGCACGTCATAACCGAGCGACATTTCGACGGCTTCGGCAAAATCATGTCCGCCCGCTATAAGGTCATGCAAAAACTCCTCGATTGTGTAAGCGCCGTCAGGTCGTGGCAATCCCGCGCACGTCACATGCACGCGTCCGCCTGCATCGAGACTCACGCGTGCTTTGTTCCACAGCTCCATATGCTTCGTGTATCGGGTGGTGCCGCCGCAGTCCTCTACCTCGAATTTGCCTATATGCTCCAACGTGCTCGCCATATCCGGCGCGGTGACGCGCACACGCCGCATCGTTCTGTTAATAGCGGTTTCGACCGCGTCGTGCAACGGTTGCAGACTTTCCAGCAAATCGTCGTCGCTCACGGCCGCATCGCATCGAATCTTGAGGCTGTCCGTGTCGCCGCCGGTCACTGTCACCCTATCACCCAACCGCGCATAGACGAGCATCATGGCGATAATGAGGTGCATACGGCTACCGGCGACAATCCGCATACCGTAGGTGTACAGCACGCGCGGTGTGCGCGGGCGGTTGTCCGCGAAATTCTCGGGTGTGCAGATCGTCGTTCTGTCCACTTCCAGTTCGCCGTCTCCCGTCACGCAATAATCGGCCTTCATCACGTCCTGCGCCTGTGTGCCATAGATGCCATTGAATTGCCCTTTCACGGTGGAACCGTAGTAGGATTGTAGGAATTTCATACTCAGTTCGCCTGTCTTCGCGTCGTGGGCGATTCCTTCCGGTATCGATTCGGGAATATCGCCCGCGTATGGTACGCCTTCGGTGTAGCCCTTGATGAGGTTTTTCACGTCGGTTTTCCGCGCGAAGAGCATATTGGATTGCAAGGTGACATAATCCGGTGGGATTATGGTTTTAGTGGTGCTTTCGCCGTACAGTACTTGCATTTCGTCATAGGCGTACACCTGGCCGATGTTCCACAATTCAATTTCATTGACGTGTAAAACACATTCGTCCGCACGGTACAATTTGCCGAACGCGTATGTGGGGTTTACGGCGGTATCCACATAGCCGTGCGCGCGTATGCTGTTATCCTGTGCCTTCGCTCTCTCGTTATTGCTGTAATCGGTGCCCGCTCGTAGCGTTCGCACGAATTTCGAGCGCGGGCAAATCGCTATGCCCCAAGCGTCGAAACACGTACCCTTGCACAGTCTTATATTCGTGAAACGCACGGCGACATGCACGCCCATGTGAAACGGGTCGCGTAATGCGCCAGCACGTCAATAAGCGACGTGTTCTACAAGCTTTCACATGCGATCTGCAAGAGTCCTGCCGGTGTCGGCGCGAATTTCACCGGCAATCTACGGCCATTGATGAAAGCGTGATGCATTGAGGTCACGTCAAGCGACGCGACGTTATCCACCACCACACTCGCGGTTCGCGCAGATGTGAAGGTAAGGCCACCACGAAAACACGCCTTACGAAGCGCATACGAATCATAGTTCTTCGGAAACTCTTGTCCGCACGTCGTTTCAAAGGCGCGTTGCAATGTAAGTTTCTTACCGTCGCGCAATGTGACGCGACGTCCACCAATCTCACGGCGCGCCATCTGACGCACAAGCGAAGTCTTGGTGAGCACACGACAACCGAACATGTCGGCCGTCAGCCACGAATTAGCGCGTAGCAACCATTGCAGATACTGCGGTATCACCTGAACATCACGCCGCGCATAGAACAGCTCTTCGTCGGTCAAAGGCGTTTCCGGCGTGCGGATAAGCGTGTAATCCCAGTCGCCCACGGCCTTCGGCAAGCCGCATGTCTCGCCCATGGCACGCAGTCCGCCCATTTCAAGGTAGAACGTATCCCAAAAGCGGCACACCACGTCTTCGTTCTCGCCCATGCACAGATCGAGCGTGTACACGGACGTTGCCGTCTGCGCGTTGACACGCAACGTGTACGTTTGCGCCAGTTCCAGCATGAGCGTCTGCATGTCGAACATGAGATTATAGGCCGCAATAATCGGTATAAAATCGTGCGCCGTGCCATACGTAATAAGATCATCAATGTACATAAGCGCTTCGTCGGTGTGCCGGTAGAAACGCACGTCGTCCGCATCGGGTTTATACTCTTCCACCGACGTATTACGCATGTCATTGAAAATGTACAATATCGGGTATGCGCGTGTTTCGGCACCCTCACCAATGTTCGTTGTTTCGGTGTCGAATATCGCCGCTAACCGAAAGTCTTTACGGTCTTTCATCGTACAACGTCAGGTGTCACCGCGATAAGCCAAATCGGGCTACCGCCCTCAACGTCCGTGTAATCCTCCAATTCTCCAGTATGCATTTTCATGTTCTGCGCGTATTCCAGCGCTTTTTTATTCCGTTCCATGACGGTTTCAAAAAGTTCGCTTAGCGATGTTGCCCCATACGCTTTCATGACCGCATCCAAACGCTTATCGGGCGGCACGTCGGGGCGTTGCCAAATGTTTTGCGTGTACCGCCAAAAAATCTTGACTTTCTCCCGCCCAAACTCGCCCAAGGCCGACGGCCCGCCCTTGGATGCAATGCGCATTTCCTGGCGAAAGATATTGAAAGCGCGTCGCTGTTCGCCGCGTTTACCGCCGCCACCTTTCACGGTCGCGACCTGTTTGCAGAGCCGATCGGCAATCTCATTTGCACGAGCATACGCTTCGGCGCGCATCTGCTTGATACGGACACGACCGACATACGTTTTCTTCAACTCCGTCTCAAGCCTTTGCACGTACACCGTGCGTGCGCGGCGTTCGCTTTCCGGCATCCCCGCCGTAATGCTCTTGCGTATCGTATTGATCGCGCGGCGTACCCTCTTGCGCTTGGCCGTCAACACGTCCGCCGTTTTCCTCGCCCTTGCCATAAAACGCGCCTCCTACGATAAAAATCAGCCCGCGTATTACACACGGGCTGATACTTCACATTATCACCTATCGTTTACAGAATCTGAAGCGACTTGATGGACTTACCGCCACCCAATGCGGTCGAATTGACCACCACCGGAATACCACCGTTCTCGGCGTTCATATCCGGAAACATGTCCACAATATCCAAGATACTGCGGTTAATGCCCTCAGACTGAGAGAAATAGGTGCTACCGTCCGCCGTGAAAAGATAGACGTTCGTGCAAGGCTGTCCCGTCTGCGGTCGAACGGCGGGCGCGGTGTACGCGCCAACCACATCAAGCCGTTTACCTTCGCCGTAGCTGTTCAGGCTCTTGGCACTGTTGCGTGCGTTGACGATCGCGCGCTTGCCCTCAAATGTCCTGTTGTCCACAGTGCAGATGAAACGGCGGTTGTCCGCACGCACGGCTTCGGTGTTCTCGGTGTTCTCGGTGTTCTCGGTGTTGTTGGTCATTGTGTTTTCCTTTCGTATTACTCGTTAACGGTTTCGGCTTCGGCTTCGACTTCGGCTTCGTTGTCGGTGTCAACAAGAACGGCGTTCTCGAAGAACTGCTCTGCGTCCATCACATACGTGTACTTGCGAACCTTGATATCGTCAACAAGTACGTTGTACAAACCGCGCTTCATGAGTTCTTTGGCGGCCTGTTCCACGGTGCGAACGTTGCTGTTCACGGTAACGGATTGCATCACGCCGTCGCGATCGTAATAGCTAATCTCGCTGACCGATAGAGTTTTCTTAATTTTCCTCATTATGATTTCCTTTTTTTTCTTGTTATTTTGTCAGCTCTTTTTTTGCTGACATGAAAAGTTATAGCATAGAAAAACGGCACGCGCAATTGCGACACGCCGTTTTACAGTGACAATTTTTAATATTTAAGAATCTGCCCCGGATAAATCAGGCTCGGGTTAGCAAGTCCGTTAAGCGATGCTACACGGCTCCAATCGGCACCGAAAATCGACCACAAGGACTCACCCGCCGCAACCGTGTGAGTACGCTCAGCCGTATGCACGCCAACCGCACCACCATAACACACCGTCTCACCGGGATAAATCACACCTGGATTGCCTGAACTGTACCCAGTCCACGCAGTCCACGGATTCAACCCGGTGCGCGCCGCGATACCGCTAAGGGTATCACCCGAAGACACGACCACGCACCGCGATGCGCCTTCAGACGGTTGCGCGGGCGTAGACGCTGACGGTGCCGCACTCACAGCATGTCCGCCGCCCTTGCGTTCACCCGTCGCATATGCGTCCCATTGCCAGCGTTCGCCACGGAAATAGTTCAAATCAAGACGACCCGAGTAGCCGTTCACATACCCGTTCGACGTATATTGTCGCATCGCTTCGCCATATAAACCGTAATTCCACGGGCGTGATTGCCACCCGGTAGCGACGTTCGACGCATACTGCGCCACCCACACGCCGCAATGCTCACGCACATACCCGCTAAGCTGTCCCAACGCACTAGCCTGAAGATAGATCACCGGCCACACATGCGTGCGCTCGTAGACACGCCTTACCCACGCATCAACCCACACACCATTACCAAACTGCGGGTTATCCTGAGATTCCCAGTCCAATGCAAGCACCGCACGACCAACATACCCCTCGACGTTGTTCACGAAAAAATCGGCTTCCGCACGCGCGTCACGCCCCATCGCATAGTGATACACGCCAATGCTCTTACCACTGGCCGACGCGCGCCCAAGCTGATAGTTCGCGGCCTGATTCACGCCATTGGTCAAACACATGTTGTTGAAACCGCCTACGCCCCATGTGGCACCCGCAACAACAAAATCAGCGTCCAACGCATACGTATCAATATCACACTGCCAATTGCTCACATCTACACCGCGCATATCCGCGCTTGCAGACGGCACAAAAAGCAATGACAACGCGCACACGCACACCAACACACTACGCCATATTCGTATCATCACTATCCCCCTTATTCTCAAGCAATGCAATAAGTTCTTCTGTCAGCACATTGTTCTTTGTCATCAAATCGTTAAAATCGCTGAACGTCGTAGCGATAAACCACGCCATGCCACAACACGCAACAATCGGAAAACCCACACTCCCGACAACGGTTACAATCGAACTAATATCCATCAAAACACCTCACAAAAAAAGGCCATGACACATCGAATGACATGCCATGCCCAAATATATCACAATCACGTGGCCTATCCGGGAATTGAACCCGACACGCACATTTTATAAGAATGCCGCTCTAACCACTGAGCTAATAGGCCATCACCAAACCTCACCGCCCCCACAACCCCCGCCGCATCAAATCAACCATATCACGACAATGCGCAAACACATAATCCGACACATACGAATCACATTTAAACCACTTCGCACCCACACCAGCAACCCTTACACGCCGTTCACCACGAACCCTATAACCCTTGATGAAATCACAAGTATTACACTTATAACGCATAGTCAATCCCCTCGCAATCACCGATC